TATTGAAGATCTCGATGAAGAATATAATTATACACTCATTAAATCCAAATTATATTTATTTGACATTTGATTGTTATGATAGAAATATTGCTTTAATTATCTACATACCAAATCATATGTTATTAAAAAGTGTATTAGATAAAAATAATACAAATATAATATTGAATTTTCCAATTTTTTCTCCTCTCATCAAATAAAATTTGAATGATGAAGAACAATTTGTAAGTGAAAATTATAATTTATTTAATTTTATATTTGATGCTGCATCAATCGGACAATATTTAGGAGGAGTCGACACATTAAATCTAGCAGGAGATACTAAAAAAATTATTAATAAAACAAGTGTTATTAAATACAATAATTATAACATAACATTTGAAAACAAAAAACAACCATTGAAACATTCGATTGTAAAAAAATTCCAATTTTCAATTTGTACATCCATTGTAAAAATTGAAAAAAAATTATGTGCAATACAGAAATAGAATGTAATAAATTTAATACTGCAATTCCAATGACAATACATCATCTGAATATGAAATTTATTTCACATATTTGATTTTATTTCACATATTTGATTTTATTTCATTCAGATAAATTTATTATGAGACATTTAAAATTAATTGAAAATTCAAAACATATAAGTGATAGTATCATCAATAATTATGATTATATGTCAATACATTGGTACAATCGAAAACATCATTGATATAATTAAATTTATGCGTTTTCATGTTCCAAAATTATATTACCGAATTATATTGGAAATCTTCGAGCAATCCTAAATAAGCAGTGTTGTGATTTTGAATATTTTATCCTGAAACAATAATATCATATATGATGATATTATTATATGTGATGATATTATTATATGTGATGATATTATTATATGTGATGATATTATTATATGTGATGATATTATTATATGTGATGATATTATTATATGTGATGATATTATTATATGTGATGATATTATTATATATATTTTTTAATTTAAAGAATTAATGGTTCAATCTTTTTCTTTTCTTTTTTTTCAAATTTTCTCAAATATGATGATGTCATTATAAGAATCATAAAAAATATAACAAATGGCAACAATACTAAAAACCAAGCAACTTCAGAATGACCATCTTTGCACATCAAATTTAAAACCCAAGTCCAAAATAATATAATTACTATTTTAATAGCAAAAATGAAAAAACAACTTGAAACAGGACAACTAAATGTTCCTAAAGAATATCTGCGATTATTTCCCATATTTTGAATTGCCGACAATATTAAACCAATAAAAGAAATTATAAAATAAATATATGACGGAGTACACAATTGTTTTAATTTCATTGGAAATGACATTCGAATTATATTTTATGTATAGAAAATATAATTTATAATTTTATTAATCATATTATATTTTTATTGTATTTTGTTGTATTTCTTAAAAGTATATATTATATTATATTTTATTTTGAACGTATGGCGCAGGATCTGTTGGTGATTTATATCCTGCTAAACCATTATATAAACTTTGAGTTCCATAAGAAATCTGATTTCCAAAATTTGCTAAATTAGTTGGAATAATTCCTCCACCTCTTAATTTCATATTTTGACCAACTTCGTATGCGTTACTTTCAGGCAAATTATAATAATTGCCCCCGGTATTGATTGAATAGGGAGTACCCGCCAATGGACCAAAACACCCACCACCTTTAAATTCTAATCCACCTATCGGAGAACTTCCACCATGACGATGGCAAGAACACTTACATTTCTTATCACATCCGATCATGTAATATTTTTGTTTAACTTTATTTTTTCTTGTTTTTGTTTTTGTTTTTGTTTTTGTTTTTCTTAATCTATGTGATTTTAAACGACGTGATTTATATCCATTTTTTATTGGCATTATATTATAATCAAATAAAAAATTAATTACTCAATATCAACATGTGTCAATATATGACGACGACAACACATTTTTGTTAGCCCTAATTCATCCATCACATTTCCTTCAATTGTTTTATCAGAGTTTTCTTGTGTAAAATATTCTACACGATTTCTATCAACATAATTTTTATATTTTTCTGATTGAATTTTTCTTAATCTAACTTCATCACAATAAAGTTGATAACGATTTGCGATAACTGTGCCACAAGTAAAACATTTAATTGGAATAATCATATTATAATAGTTTGTTACATTTTTATTTTTATATTAAAAAAGTTTCAATTTTTTTATAAGACAATTTAATTTTATTCGATGAAAATTTATATTTTATTCGATAAAAATTTATATTTTTAATTACATAATATATAATGACAGATAATATACAAAAAAAAAGAATAGCACAAGAACAAACGAGAGTCAGTTATTCAATGATGTCTCAACAAATATATGATTTAAGTAAATTTACTAATAAAATTCAATTAGATTATATTAGTAAATATACGACATTTTATGATGATAATGAAGAATTAGGCAATTTTTTACCAAATACTAAAATTATAGAAGAAATATATAATAATTGGCAAAAATGTTATAGAATGAAAGATGAAAGTGATTTTGATAAATATATAAATAATGAAGACATTTCATCTGAAATATTAGATCAAACAAAATTTAATAAAGTTTCAGTAAATTTGAATAAAATTCATGACTTTTCTAATATTGTTCCTGAAATAATTGATGAACATTTTCACTATGGAAATATTGATATGAAACAAGTAAATGAATCATTTAAAAATCATAATTTTACAAATTCATTCAAATTTTTAGATAAGATGGAAAATATAAATAAACCATTGTCTGTTTCTAAATTAAATATTGGACAATTTTTAGGATATATTTTATATTCGAGAACTAAATTTAATTCAAATATGCAAATTGAGGATTTCAATAGTCATATTTTAAAACAACAAATAAATAAAGATGTTATTAGGCAATCTACTTATATAAATGATAAATTAATTAATGATGAATTTACAAAAGATTTAACACCACCATATTTTTACAGTAATATATTTAATTTATATTTATTAGAAATTATTGAAAAAATATTGCCACAAACTGATGATGATGGTAAATATGACTTAATGAATATTTGTAGCATTTCAACCATACAACATGTAGTTTCATGGTACACTGATTCTTTAATTAGTTTAATATCAGGTTCTGATAAAGTAAATACCCCAAAAGAAGCGCTATTACTAATTGATTTTGCGATTCCATCAAATAATGATTATTATGACAATGATTTGAATAATAAATATTTTAAAATATATATTGATGAACGAACTCAAACAGTAACTACTGTGTCATATTGTCAAATATTATGTATGTCAATGGTTGACCCAACTATAAAAAATTATTTTGGATATGCTTACTTTGTCATTGAATTTAACATACAAACAAATACAATTATTTTAAAATATGTGTGTATTGATTATGATCTTACATCTCATAATAAATTCATTGATGAAATGTTGCAACTTGAAAATATAAATAATAATATTTCAAGTCAACACAATGTCGTAGAACAAAATAATATTATTGAAAATAAAAATGAACTGAAACAAACAATATTAGAAAATAAATCATCAGCCCTTGCTGGAACATTATTAACTATGGGTGCATTATCTGCTATTCCATTGGCTTTACTTCTTGGAGGAAAAAGAACAAGAAGAAGATTCAAAGGAGAAAAAAGAAGAAAAACACAGCGATACAAAAGACGATTTACAAAAAATAAAAAATATAAAAATAAAAAATATAAAAATAAAAAAAGAAAACATACTTTTAAGAAAAGTAAAACAAATAAAAGTAAAACAAAGATAAATTTAAAAAAGTATTACAAAAATAAAAATTAATTAAAATGCAAAACATAATTTAATAAATCATTGTAAGAACAAATATTTTGCAATTAAATGAATAATAATGACAATAAATATTATATTTTCCATATTCACGAATTTTAGATATTAAAAATAATTCTAAGGGTGACTGTTTTATTAATTTATTTAAGTATTTGAATGAAAATAAATTATTTAAATGAATAAATATGGATAACTGCGATTTGGTATAAAATTAACATTAAATATATAAAATAAAATAATTTTTTATATTATTTACATTATTTATTATTATTTAATTCTCTTAAAATTATTCCTCCGGTTGTTTTAACTTTTTTATATTGTTTATTTTCTTTATGTATTTTTTTATGACATTTTTCACAAATATTTAATAAATTTGCTTTGTGATTTTTGTGAAATGTTGATTCAGATTTAATTATAATTCCATCTTCATTTGATTCAGATTGATATTGTAAATGATGTACTTCACTTGCCATATTTTCATCACACATTTCACAGTTGCCAACAATTTTCGTAGAATTAAAATGTGATTGTTTACGATCTAAAATACTGGCTGATTCAGGATGATATTTCATTCTTATATTATGGGCATTTTCCAAGAAGTCCTCAGGCAAATTTAAACTTTTACATACTTCAAGTCCATACATATTATTTCCAGCTCCATCTTTTAATTTACGGTCATATTCCAAACATCCTGTTTCTTTATTATAAATTACAGACATGTGTTTAATTTTTACTTTCTCTAAGTCAACAATCTCATCATACTCCAATATTTCGTGTAAATGTGTAGCAAAAATAAATGAACAATTTGTTCGATTCAAGTGTTGAATTCCCGAGACAAATATGCTTGTTGCGCTAGTACTTTCTGTACCTGAACACAATTCATCACCCAAGACTAAACTATTTTTATTAGCCAGTCTCAAAATTGTTCTCAATTCAGACATTTCAACCGCAAATGTAGACAATCCCTTAAATATATTATCATTGCCTAATATTCTTGTAAAGATATATTTGTATGGGCTGTATTCGAATGATGAAGCCGGAACATATAATCCAGCTTGTGCCATAATTACAGATATTCCCAATGCTCTTATGAAACTAGTTTTTCCAACAGCATTTGTTCCATATAGCAGAACTCCATTCATTTCACCACCTCCGATAATCAAATCATTTGTTACATATAATTCATTTTGTTGCATTTTTTCTATTAAACAATGTCTCAACCCACATACATTAACAAATGATTTGTTACATTGATCATCATTTATAATGACGGGTCGACAATAATTAAATTTATCGGCAATTGACATTTTTGCGTAAGCTAAATCTACAAATTTAATAAAATCGCATATTTGTTCAATTCTATCTGAATGTACATCCATATCTTTTATAATTTTTTCAAATACTTTTGAAACTGTATCTATTATTTTAAATTTAACATTTGACAATATGTGACATATATTTTTAATTTGATTATTTGTTATGTAATTATTTGATGCCGATTGATGATTGAATTCTAAATTATAATTTTCCAATGTAAATATTTTGTCGCATTTAAAATATGTTGAATTATATGTTAAATTTATTGAAGAATTCGTTTCAGTCTTTTTGTTTTTTAAAATAGTTTCTAAGGTTTTACATCGCTTAGACGTAGCAATTAAGCCAATATTATTTTTTTCTGTAATATGAATTTTAATATAATTTTTTTGGTCATCACTTTCATCTTCATCTTCATCAAATTGAATTTTTTTTTTAGATTTTGAATTTTTCTTTTTTGATGAATTGGAAATTTCTTCATTATGTAACAAAGAATTAAAATATAATCGACAACATTCTAATTTGTCTTGATTTTCAATTAACAACTCAAGTTGTTCATCTAATTCTTGATTTACACCACTTTGTATAAAATTTGTCTCTATTTTTTTTAAATTATCAATATTTTTACATTCTTCAATAATTAAATTATCTTTCATGTATTGCAAAATACAAGTAAAACTATACATGATATCTATAAAATTCAAAATTTTACTTGATAAATATGTACAAAGTGTTGGGTCATTATTAATTATATTTTCATACATTGTTTGTGAAGTGACAATTCCAGTATATAATTTATAAATCATTTTAGGTGTTGCTTTTCTTGACAACATTTGTCTGTGAATTTTTGATAAATCATTAATCGAAGATAACCATGATTTGATTAAATCATATCTCGATTTATTTTTAAGCAAATATTCGATTATATTATATTCATCGTTTAATATATTTTTATTAGTTGTTGGATTTAAAAAAATATGATTAAATTCTCGTTTGCCAATAGATGTTATACATAAATTTAACATTTTTGATACAGATGAATATTTTCCAGTAAAATTATGATCCCCTATAATATTTAATTGTTTCAAAGAATGATTAGCCAAGACAAGTTTATCACTGTTATTTTCAAAAATAGGTTCCGATATTTTATTAGTTAAATTTTGATTATGCTGATATACAAAATCTAATAGATAACAAAATGCTTGCGTAGCATAAACATTTTCATAAAATATTGCCATAAAATGACTAATATCAATTATATTGTAAAATTTATTCAAAAGTTCGGTTTGATATCGTTGTTTTTCAACATTTAAAGCGCGATCTAATGATTTTGTTTGTTTTTCATCATTTAAATTAACCAAATGTAATGATTTGCTTTTAATATTACAAAATGATATGATATCATTTACATCACTTGTTTCCAAATTAGAAATAATTATAGTTTCGCTTGGATTATACGTAGAAATAAATCTTTCCAATTCATCGAAAGTTGTTGGATTTTTAATCCATTCTTCTTTATATTCAGAAATATATGTTTTTCCAGTATAAACATCGATTAAACCAATTCCAATGTAAATATCATTTCGTTTATTTTTTTTCGATCTAAATTGTTTGGTTTCAATCCAAATGCAACATATATTATTATTCAATTCATCATTTGATGATAAACTATCAATTGATATATATGTTCCAGGAGAATATATATCAGTTAAACTTCGCGTTTTTGCTGTTTTGCTTTTAATATTTTCATCTACTTCTTCAGATTCTTCTTCTTCATAAACTAATATTGTGTATCCAACTTCTTGCATTTTTTTAACATATTTATCAATTAAATGTGGTTTAAATCCCGCATTCACCGCAAATAAATCATCAATCATTACATTTGAATTACTCTGAGCTTTTCTATCAACAATATTTAAATCGCAAATATTAGAAAAATCAGAAATATTTGAACCAAAATAATTATTATTTTCGTCTCTTAATGAATAAATTTCAAAAAACGCACCATTTTGCATAAAGATGATGGTATTTTCTCCATATTCATCTTTATACATTTTGGTCAATCTTAAATATTCACGAATCAATGCCATGCTATATTATATTTATTATTACAATATATTTAATATAATATAATATATTGTAATAATTTGAACTTAAAGACAGCCTATAAATCTTATCCATTAAAAAACAAAATAAAGAACTTTTGATGATTTTATAAAATTTTCTATATAATAATTTTTTACTGAAGAATATGTTTCTTTTGACAATATTGGA